GTTGCAAGTCCAGCTATCATCTACATACTCAAAACAAATGCCGCACTGCTGTGCTTGGTCATTCTGGTAATCCATTAACTCTCTATCTAGGTAATCCATTATACCGCTACACTTTTAATGTTATCAACTACATAATCATATAATGCTACCCAAGCAAGTTGCGTAATGTTATCAATGGGGCCTAAATCATTATCCTGCCAATCCCAGTAGCGCAATGCGCCTATTATATCTAAGCAGTCTGTGTAGTACATAACTGCGTTATCTATCTCGTGGTGTATGTACTCCCACTTATCGCTAGGGTTGTCTGTTTTAAGGTTAGCCTCTAATTCGTTTAAAAAATCTTGTTCATCAAATGTGCTCATTGCTCTTGTGTTTAGTGGTTATTTACTTAAAAGCTGTATCGTTTGTACAAATTGGTCTGCTGTGATTTGCCCTGAGTTGTAAAGGTTTTGCAGGTCTTGCAAAGTTTGTTGGTTTATAGTTTTCATTGCTCTTTTATTTTAGTGGTTAAAGTGGGAGGGTTGCCCCTCCCTTTGGTTATTTATTTGAAACAATCTTTTTTGTAAGGGTTGCTCATCATTAGACCCCATTGAGTCGGTATAAAATATGCGTGTTGCCATCTTTTACCACCAGAATTGGCTATATAGTAGTAACTAAAAACTTCGTAAACTTGACCATCTAAATTTTTGTGTTTCAAACCAGTTGGTCTGCCCCCGTCAATTCTTTGTAAGTTATATTGAGCGTTGTGTAGTTCAATCTCTTTGCCTTCTGCTTTGAATTTTGCAATTTCGCTAATTAACATCTCTCTCTGTTGTTGTAGTGTAATTGTAGTTTCCATTGGGTGTTGTTTTAGTGGTTATTGTTTCAACACTCCAAAGGAAAGAAAATTTAGTTATTGACAAAACTTTCTTAATAATTATTTTGATTTTTTTTTGAGAGGGCCTTTTCTACCTCAAGTTTATCTATCTCAAACTCTAAGAATGTAAGGCACTGCCTCAGGGGCAGCGTTGTTATTTCATCAACCTTGAGTAGATTCCCTCCAGCGATTTGATAGATAGCGCTATACCAGCCCCACTTTCTAGAGAAGTTGCTTTGGATGTCGAGCGTTGGCTCTCCATCTCCTGCTGGCTCCCCAAAGATTGTAGGGTAGCTATCTGCAATTTGATTTCTAAACGATAAAAAAAAAGCAGGCAACCTAAGAAAATGTCTGCCCCTAACTCCTGAAATGTTTGTCCTGTGTGCCTATCAGGCTCATAAGCCTCTATACTATGCCTACCATACATCTGCTTGGTAATAGGTCTATACAATACACCTAACACCTTTTCAGCATACTTATAAGGCTCCTTTAGGTATTCCTCCAAGTCAACATACTCACCTAAACTTATATCCTCTAGTTTTGGGTGGAAGCCGTACTCTACGCCCCTATGCTTAAATGTTTTTACAAGTGCTGGTTTCTCATTTAGCACTACAGCCAGTTGCTGCTGTATATCCTCCAAGTCTACCTTACGCATACCCTGCTGCTGTGCAGGGGTTAGCCCACAGAAATGGTATACCGCTAACTCATCACTAGTATCCTCTGTAGTCATTAGCATAAACTTTTTATAGCGCTCCAATGTGATGTCGCTTAGGCTTTCTGGTATTGTAATGCTAACGGATTGTGTATCTCCCATAATTCGGCTTGCTTAGTTTATTCCATACCCCATAACGCAGGGCATCTATTGCGTGGTTGTATTTGTCTTCAGGTTTATTAAGTAGGTTGCCATTCTTATCCTCAAGCCACTTATAATTCTCCATCTCTTTAGTTAGGTTGCTGCCATTTACATGCAGCTTGTAGCGCTTAAGCATATCAATACCTGCATTAACACTATCGGCACCCTTAGCAGTAGGCTTAACATTAAAGCCCATTCTATGTAACTCCTCAATACTTTTAGGCTCACTACTATCAGCAAATACCTCATCATACCTGCCTACCTCAAATTTAGTAAACATTTGTGATAAGTCCTGATTGGTTAGGTTAGTGCTATAAAGCACTTCCTGAAAGTACAGGTTATCGCCCCACTGGTAGCAGGCTACTAATGCACTAGGGTCATTGGTAAAACCAAAGTCAAGGCCATAGGATAGGAACTTAGCTTGTGGTGGTAGCTGCTGGTAGGTAGTAAACTGGAAGACTTGTGCTCGGTTGGTGCCCCTCTCACCTAACCCATACACACGCCAGTAATGCTCATCTGTTTGCTTAAGGCGTTCTATCTCTGCTACAATGGTAGCATCTAGGAAGGGGTTGTCCCTGTAAGTAGTTTGGTAAAAATCTGCATCCTCTCTAGGTATGACCCTATCGTATATCCAATGGAAACTATCTGAAGGGTTATAGTCAAGTATTATCCTGCCATTGGTACGGAATACAATTTGTTGCCAATCCTCAAAGGTTAACTCATTGGCCTCATTCAGGAATGCCAAGTCCCTTTTACGCCCCCTAATCTTTTGGGGTTGGTCCAAACTCACAAACTCAACCAAGTTGCCGTTTAGTATGTACTCGCTGTTAGACTTGTTATGATAGTCCTCGTTATACAACTGGTGCTGCTTGAGTATGTCAAAAAAGTCCCTCATAACTGAGCTGCGCACAGCAGGGAAAGTCTTGCGTGCTATTGTTATGGTCTGTCCAGTATGCTTGGCGCAATAATGGAATATAATCCACAGCAGGATATTGTATGTCTTTCCAGAGCGTGTACCGCCCTGTTCAACTACTATCTTTTTGTTACTGCGCTTAAGGTGTGTGTAAACCTTATTGACTTTAATCTTGGTCATCTACCTCCTCAACCTCAAAAGTCCTTAGGCCCTCATGCTGTATCTCTTGGCGCTCAACATAGCCCCTGCCCTTGCCTTTTGTCTTCAGGTAAAATATAGTGCTACTAGGGTTGCCACCCTTTATCTGTTTATGCAACTGACTTTCTGCAAAGTCTAGTGCCACATTAGCTAAGTCTGCAACTCCTGCCTTATACGCCTCATCCTCACGCATCCACCTGTAATGAGTCTCCCTGCTAATGCCTACTGCCTTACAGGCGCTAGTAACTATACCTAAGCTCTGCTCAAGTGCATCTAGCATTGCCTTTTTTGTTATGTCATTATTTGCCATTTGTTTTTTCTCTAAACTTGTTATATATTGTCATCAGTTATGCGGTAGTAGTGTAATAGTAGCACATCTAGCATCCAGCTAGAAGGTGAGGTGCAAATCCATCCTACCGCTCTAAGTAGCCCTCCTCTCTTGGAGGGTTATTTTTTCCCCCTTATACATACCAGCACCCCTAGCATCTATCTCGCTAAATGGTATCTCAGGTTTGGTAAGCACACAGCTTTTATCTATTAAGTAGACATACTTCATTTGATAGCCCTCAAAGGGTTTCCACTTACGGAACTCACTGGACATCTTAAGGTGGTGTGCTTGTATTACATGCATAGCCTCTCCTGTATCTGGGTTTACCCTTAGTGCTGTGTTTTCTGCTATGCCTACAAGTTTGAAACCACTTGCTCTATATATGGTGCCATCACCACACTGCGTTCCATCTGCAAAACTTATTACCCACTTTATGTGGGGTGCGTTCTTTTTAATAAGTCGTATGCTGATAGCTATGCATCGGCTCTCGCTGTACTTAGGTAGGTAGTCATCAAATGCCATCCTATTAAGTTCTATGAACTCATTCCAGCCTGTACCCTCAACAAGGTTAATAGTGCCCTTCTTATTTATGCTTGGGCCATAGCTTAGCACTCCGTGTAGCTTATCATCAAGAAAAGCCCCAAAGTGGAGCTTACTATTTGGCACTACCTTTCCTGAGTAGTGGTGCTTTTTGACAAAAGCGTTTGCCACCTTAGCAGGTATTACCTTAACCCTTATTTCTTTTGCTCTGCCCATTGCGATACTATTAAGTAAAGTGCGTTACCATTGCCGTTCTCATTACCAAAGGTTTCTACATACTTGTACTCCTCTGTTTTCTTAATATCATCAATAGCGTTTTTTATAATCGTTTGCTGCTCGTCTGCCATTGTAAATGTCATCTGCTGGAAAGGGCTTTTATCCCCATCAGGCAACTCAAAACTTTCATCAAACTCATTAGGGCTTAAATCAAAGCCTCCAATATCAATACCCCAGTCCTGTAGTTGGTCTACATCCCACTCATTAGCTAGTAAGTCCCAATCCCACTCACCAAAGCTGCTATTATCCTTTACTATAAACTCACGCTCCTGCTCAGGCGTTAAGTTATCCGCAAATACTACTGGCACCTCTGTTAGGCCTGCAGCTTCACAAGCCTTAAGTCTCATGTTGCCACCTAGCACTATCATATCCCTATTAACTACAATGGGGCGCAACTCTAGCATCTGTGGTAACTCAGTAATGCTTTTTACTAGCTTCTGGAACTTGTTGTCCTTTATGACTCTTGGGTTCTCAGGGTTGGGGCGTATCTGCCTAATGTCTACTCTTTCCATAATTATAAAACCTACTTTTTTTGTTTTGCTTTTAATGCTTCCTCTCTAAAGATATCACGAATTAACTTCTGATTCAAACGCCTTTGGCTTCTGTTTGGTGTTGTACCTGCTTCTGGTAACTCTACAAACTTTGCTAAGAATGCTTGCTCATCTGCTGCCAGTTGGCCCCTTAAGTGTACCTGCGTTAGAATGGCAATAAACATCTCAAGGTTGTTTCTGTTTACCAGAATCATATTGCTTTTACTTTCCTCCATTATAATAAGTCTTTTGCTTTTATTAGTATCCCTACAGAGGTGTTGTTATCGCCTCCTGCGACACCTAGCCTATGGTAGTTTGTTTTACACAACTGCTTAAGTCGTGCTGTGGGTATTAGCACAGCATGCAGCACATCGCTGCCATCTACATCCGACATATCAGTTTTAAGCCTTTGGCCCTTTTCACTTGCTGCAATTAGAAACCAGTAATCGGCTTGTGTTGTGGCCAAGCCACTTAGCTTGCCTCTGGACTCATACTCTATGTAAAAGTTACCTGTGCGGTAACAGCCAAAGTCAAACTTAACCTCAATAGTCTTACTGGAGAGTAGGTGGCCAAGCCACCCCTCACCTAATTGACCTAAGGCTAAGTCATACTTAAAGTCGTTATTGTAATCCATTAATCTGCTTCTATTCCGTTATCTTCTTTGTCTCGGTTGCATAATGCTATTATATCTTTCATCTCTCTTTTGTTTTAAAGGTTTCGTAAGGTTATAGCCTTATAATGTTTTATTAAAAGTAAGGTTATAGCCTTATTTGTATCATTTAAGGCTCATCGTTGTGAGTATTTGCAATTCGCGAATCACGAATTGCGCTCACAATACCTTGCCCACATCTTCGCTACCCAAGCCCTTCTCTGTTGCTTGTTAGGATACACTTTCTTCAGTCTCGCATTTGCAATGCGTAAAAAT